CATGAGTAACATCATTGCATAATCCCGGAATTGAGCAAATAACCGCTGATCCGGTTGCTGAAGTAGAATGCGAATATCGTCCTCGTTTAACGGTTCCTTCGTATCCTCATCGACCTTCATCAGTTTGATATTATCCGCAGGACTCCGCTTGATTATTCCCTCAGCTACCAACACGTTAAAGAACGCCTTAAGAAATCGAATCCGGATATTAATTGTAAATGGGGATAGTCCGTGGCCCTGCTTTCGATCATCGGATGCATACGGATTCCCTTCGAAACGTGGCTTGTCCTTCGCAAGATAAGTGATGTACTCACGGATCATATCGGTGCTTATATCGCTGACATTATTTGCTTCCGGATGGAACTCGCCTAGCCAGTCTGTAAAATAGCGGAACTGGACGAAATACTCCCGCTTGGTCCGATCTTTGACATTTTCCGATTCCTTTACGCGGACATAAAGATCGAATGCGTCCGTTAATGTATACGATAACTGAAGCGATGCCAGAGCGGTTGATTGTACGTTAGCAGCGACGGCCCTGGCTCCGATAGTCTTCTTCCCTTTACGTTTTTCTGCGCCTGTGTCTACGGGCATAACAAAACCTCCTAACAAGTATTTGCAGGAGGCGGAGAACACACAGTCTATGCGGTTAATACCCGGCAGTCTACGATAATATCATCGGTAAACTGCGGGTGCTTGCGATATGCTTAACGGTCAGACAAACGCTGATATTACGCCTTTTTAAAGCGATGGCGGCCCCGAGATGACTCGAACATCCGACTCACAGTTTAGGAAACTCGGTGTTTACGACTGAGCTTCGATAACTCCCGAAATATCAACGTTTGCTTACCGTTTGCTTATCCGACAGACTCCGTTTACTCCTGCAGTTGTCATTTTGTTGATTACGAAGTCTATTATACCTCGATAGATGAAATTTATAAACTTGTAATATCTCTTAATCATTCGCAGCCTTCCCAATTTTATTCCGCTGCTTAATCTCCGCCAATACCTCCTCGATTGGACGTCCGAATTGCCTCGAATGCCTTTTCGTCAGGAACGAGTTATCTTGAGACTCATATCGATTCCATACTAGCGGTAGCGCGTCCGCCACGAATGGCGCTTCATATTCCGCCTCAAGGTTTAGCCAGCAAGCGATATATTGATATGCTTTCGTTGCTTCAAACGCTTGCTGCGGAGTCTCAAATGTCTTTGATAAGAATGGCATGAGCTTTTCGTACATATTGATGTTTGAGTTTTTAAAGATATGCCAGTTAGGATTGGCTCCTATAAGCAAGTCTACGAACCCAGGGTATTTCTTGAACTGTTGAAAATGATGGAAGGCAAATACTGGCGCAAGTCTTAGTTTTCTTCCTTCATATAACATGCGCTCTAAAAAGTGTATAAGCCCTTTTGATAAAAATTGATGTGGTTCATTAAGTACGAGGTATGTTCCTAACGCTTGATGTTTTCCATCTTGTGCAAGTTTGATTAGGAATACATTAAGAATTATCCAATAAGATAATAGCTCTTTAACACGTTCTGAAGCGACATCAGCTTTTGGGAAACGGAATATGACAACCTTACCCTCATCGATCCACTTGTAAAGGTCCATTTCTGGATTTGGAATCTGGCAGAATATCGGTTTTAAAAACTCGCTTCCCATTATTTGACCTATGCGACGTAGAATCGGAGCTGCTAACTGACCTTGCTTACCTGACATCACGCCGTTTTTATCCGTCATACTATCGAAGTCTTCCCATATATCCATATCGAAAATATCTTCGTATTCCTTAATCTTCTGCTTACGGTACTTTTGATTAGTAAACATATGTTTTATGCCAATAATATCACCGCCAGTAACCTTTGCGGCCTCACGTAGGTACTCTAGGGTTTGGAATTTATCATCGTCGTCATCTCCGAGAAGGAAGGCTGATAATTCTTCAGAGATTCGATCAAACGCGATACGGTTATCCTGGATGTTCTTTACTACGCCTTCTAACCCAAGGTATATCGGATGAGAAGTATCCGCAAGATTAATGTCGATTATATCTTCCGCAGGTATATGATCTCGAAGCGCATTCCCCATTCCTCTATGCCCATTTTGCTCGTTTACTACGTCCAATATTACGGCTCCAATATTATGTTTACGCTTAGCCTCTACGATTAAATTGTTAATCGCCTGATCCTTTCCCATTCCCTGCATACCAACAAACGCCCTCATTGTAAACAAACGATCCGGATTCTTCGTAGGGATCTTTACGTTAAATGTTTTACATCTATCTGTAGCAGTTCCCGCCAGTATGCCCTCTTCTTGAATGAATACTTTCGGCATGTCAATCTCTACCCGCTGATTACTTTCAAGCGCATCTTTAAATTCTTGCTGTAATTCAGACGTCGGCAATTGTTCCAGTTTCCCAACTTCATCCACGCTCATGTAATTCGGATTCTTATCGCTAATTTTAAAGTTACGCAAGTCATTCAATTCTTTCTTACCTCTAATTGTAAATTTCACGGCATCCAATCGGTTATCTCCGCTCAATTCACTGTAAGCATTAACAGCGGACCTCCCGAGCATTTCACGGCGGATAGGATCGGGAGAATGCACTACAATGCGGTGATCTTGCTTAAATACTGGAAGATTACGCTTTTGCTTCGTTCTTTGTGATAAATCCCCGTTAACTAACAATTCCTCCCGCTCCGGATCGGTAAACTTTGGACGCTCCTTTTTCGGATTGTTATCGACCGTCTTCGGCATAAACGTTTTCTGCACCGCAAGCATAATGTCTTCGCCTAACGACTTAATTTCGAATAAAATACTGGCGACCGCATTATATAGATTGCGGACCAGGCGGAGTGGATCGAATCCTGCCCTTGTAGGCACCCCGCCCTTTTTCCACAAATCCCACGCATAGTCTGCGATATTCTTCCATTTCTTACGGCCAATCGCTTCAGTACGGATAAAAATATCAACGGATTCTCCCGGCTTTAATTCATTGGTGACTCCAATAACATCGCGGACTGGCTTCGTCTGTTCGTCGTAAGAGTATTTCAGCGAGAACATATCGTGCCTCTTGTACTTTAGTGCATAAACATCGGTATTGTGAGCGGTAGGGAAGTCGATGTAATCCCAACGCTTCCCTTTCGTCAATTTAGTTTTCTTTACTTTTTTGATGAAACGATACTTCCGACCGGTTACATGAATTGTCTTCTTGGCTTTCACTTCCTCAAGGGTAGACTTCCGCCATTGTTCGTGGTTATTAAACTTCGTTTTAAATGCATCAACCATATCGGATGGCATAGCGACATAATAAGCAACCTTTTTATTACCGTCCTTGTCACAGTACATTTTCGTAATCCACCAAAAGTCAGGAGCGGGACGTAGAGCGATATATAAACCTTTGCGATGCTGCCACGGATACTTCGGGAATTTTACGGAGAACAATTCATATATAGAATGCTGGATTTTGCGAGATGCGCTGTTAAGAGTGGATGCATGTGGGATGATACGGAGTACTGAGTGTTTTGGCTGTAAACGTCTGACTAGTTTAATTCTCATATTTTCCACCCTTTATCAAATGGAAGATAAGTGTCTCTGGCCTTCTTTCATAGAAGTCGAGTAAATCGTCAAGGAAATGTTTGATTCCGTTAGTATAGAGATCGGTACACCATGAACCATTATCTAGTCCAAGAGAGATAGTTCTACGTTCAACGTCAATAGTGATCTTGCCTGTTATTTTCATGCTTTAACCTCCATGAACTCCCTAAAATTGATAGATCGCTCTCGGTGTGTACGTTTCCACCAAAACTTATGAGCGATATAGCAAGCGATAATTAGAGTTTTCACTATAGCCCCTCCTTCACTACGTCAATAACTGTATTAGTGGCATGTTTTAATCCAACGATAATGTCCGGTAGTACTTCGTTTAGAGCTAGAATAATAGCGCTCCATTTATAGAATCTAAAATTAGCTAGGTCAAGTTCGTTGATTACTACCTCCGTTTCTTTCATTTCGTTATACTTAGCTATCAACTTACCTGCAATTTTAATTTTCATACTTGATACCTCCTGTTATAATAAGTCCTCAAATCCGAACTCCTTCGCCAGCTCATGTTTAATGTAATCAAGCAGACGATTGACTTCTTTATTCCAGTGGCGATAATTTCGATTCATCGCCAACTCGACCAGCTTCTTCTCGCTTAACTCTTTTCCCATTAGCTTCTCTAGCATTTGTATGACAAGTTGTGCCTTGCTCACTTAATCCACTTCCTACAGTAGATCCTCGAATCCGAAGTCCTTAATAATTGTCGTATGCACTTCTTCCAAGAAGTTTTTAACTGCTTTGTTAAACAATTTAGCGTTACCTTCCCGCGCAAACTTCTCCAGGTTTTCGAGCTTATATCCGTATTTATCATAAAGGTCATAAATTGCAGCCTTCTTTTCTTCGTCAACTTTGTTTGCCATTTGTGCAAGCTCTTTCTTATCGATGTGTTTAATAACAAACTTAAGCAAACGTTCCTTTATCACGGTCTAATAACCTCCTTTAGAATTTCCTTCGTGATGTCAGCGATAAATTGAACATTCTCAGCAGTAAGCGGACTCATGGCGTCAATACTGCGTACCTTTTCGCCAATCTTAATAGCGATATGAATAACTGAACCGATCATATTAACGACCTCCAAATTACTCCACCGAGTAATACTGCGGCTAATCGTCCGAACCATTTCCCGGTACTAGATCCGATCATCGACCCGAACATCATACCGAATGCACAGACACATACAGCCAGCGTAATAATTTCCGCAGAATTAGCGTTAAGCAACGTGATTAATGCGTCAAACTCCTGTATAAAAAAGCCTGCGACTTTATCTCCGAAGAAGTTGCCAATTGAATCTCCGATGGAGCTGAGTATCGTTGGATCAGGCATTCCATTTACGAACGCATCAAACGATATGTTGCCTGGACTCATTGGTTGACCAAGTGCATTAAACATTCCGAAATGAAGATGCGGACCTGTGCTATTTCCGCTAGAACCGGACAGTGCCAGCAAATCTCCTTGATGTACGAGTTGCCCCGCCTTAACTTTAATCTCTGATAGGTGACCGATGACGTACTGCTTTCCACCATGAGTATTAACGAAGATGGCTTTACCGAGCGAAGAATTGCCATAGTCAGCGATTCGTGATACTACGCCATCTAGCGGAGCATTGATCGGCGTACCCATAGGAACAGCGAAGTCAATGCCGGTATGCGGTGTTTTGTGTACGTTGCTAATAACTCCATAGCCTGCGGATACTGTGCCAATTTTAATTAATATCTCGTTCATATCCGCACCCCCCCCCTAAATATGTTGCAGCCAGTTACGAATGTCTTCAGCATGGCGGATAATTACGTAACCTATACTGGAGCCTAACAGAATTTCGAGAGCCTTCGTGCGATTACCGAACATCCACGTTCCACCGCTATATACAATCGTTCCCCATGCTGCGTAGTCAGCTATATTAAGGATCGTATCCATAATATTCTTAAATGTAGAAGTTCCGTTAAATCCTGCCGTTGCCGCGGCTGCAACTGCTCCGCTATCTGCGAGAAACATGACGTCAGTTGGCAACATCGCGATAAATAATGCACCCGCTGTACTAGCGATTAAAATTCCAGCGTTTGATTTAGTTGTGTACTTCGGTTTCAATTCTCCTTTCATAAAAGCGTTAAATTCCAGAACTTGCGTTTTAGCCATAAAAATCATTCCTTCCATACGTTTAAATAACGAAATAATGCGACATACTAACGATATAAACCGAAAAGGAGTGGCGAGGATGTATATACTATTAGGATCTGCTATTGGCGGAGCGTTAGGTTATGCGGTGAATGTGATTGAGAAGTTAATTGGAGGTTAAGTTATTCGATACGAATATCAATACCTTTGCCCTCGGGAATGTTGTCCGTGGGCCTTTTAATTTGTGGCGGATGGATCTTAGTAGACGGACGTTGTTCTACGATTTTGCTTTGCATGTATAAGAAAAGCACCTTCTTTACAAATCCGCTAAAATTACTACTACGCTTATTGCAGAAATCGTAAAGCTCGCGTTCCTCTTCATTATCCAGATTAAAAACGATAGCCTTATGTTTGAACCCGTTACTCACTTGATAATTCTCCTTTCCAGGTAATGTTCTTCGTGTTTGTACGGAACAAACAGAATCAGAACGATTAATCTTATTACGCTTAGCACTTTAAATCCTCCTTGAACGTTTCATGCTGCTTACAGGAGTAGTATATGTACCTATAACGTAAAGTTGCCTGTCTTGCTAAAAAAGTTTTCTACAGTGCGACAATAAGTATATAAAAAGAGAAGACATTTATTCCTCCTTTAAGAGAAATACAACGTCCTCGACGTAGAGACCTAGTTTCTCTGCGATCCGAAGCGCCCATTCTAAACTAGGTTGAGTCGCCTGGTTTTCCCATCGGTTATACAGTTGACGATTAACACCGAGAAATTCAGCGAACTCACTTTGGTTCATTCGATGGTCGTGGCGCAGATTCTTCAAGTGATTTCTTACGACCATATACTCACCTCTAACGTACCTTTTCGATACCTATAACGTTTAATCCTTCCAGTAAATAAAAATAAAGCCCCAACGGAAATTATCCGTCAGGGCGTAGTATCGGCCTTTCGAGCCTTCGCTCTATAAGGCTATGCGGTGGGTGGCTAAATGATGCGTGTCTATAGGTAAAATCTATATAAACGATAACAGACGGTATTTAGTGAATACATAACGAAATGGTGAATAATGTAAATGTGTGGTAATATTTACTAATAGACTATACAAGGAGGTCATTATCATATGTACGCAGGTTTTTGGAAGAGGGTCGGCGCAAGTATAATCGACTCATTAGTGATTTGGGCATTTTACGGAGTGTTAATTCTACTATTTAGTATGTTGGCGAACATTAAAGGAACTGGAGCGTATTTAGGATCATTACTTCCACTTGCCATCTTCTTTTCTCTATTTTACTACCCAAGTATGGAATGCTCTCGTTTTCAGGGTACAGTAGGAAAACGACTTTGTGGAATTATCGTTACAGACCGAAACGGCCAATCAATATCGTTTTGGAGAGCTTTCATTCGAAACCTGGCGAAGGTAATCTCCGCACTACCGTTATGTATCGGTTTTATGATGGCAGGATTTACCGACAGAAAGCAAGGATTGCACGATTTAATCTCTGGATGTTACGTTTCAAAACGACAGGAACAAGCTAGTATTAATCAATAAACAAAAAATAACGCCCTCTTTCGGTTAATTCCGTTGGAGGGCGTTTTTAATAGGAGCATAATTCTATGATGTGGTATTATTATCGGCACCGTGATCCAAAACGATACCTACTACGGAAGCAATCGCAGCCAATCCGTTAGCCACATCGTTAATCATTTGGTCCGGAATCTCATATCCGGCGATCTGCGCAACGAGTTTACATGCGCCAAGTATCGCAACCCAAAACGCAACCTTCTGCATTTTCATTAGCATATCGTTACCTCCTACTTATCGAATAATCCGAATCTGTCGAGAATCACTAGCACACGATAAAACGAATAGTCTCCGGTTGGATCTGTTAATTTACCTTTCGCAACCAGTTTATCAATCGTTGCTTTCGCCCAATCCGGTATTGGAATCGGTTTATAATCGCTCACTTCTTTTTCCTCCTCTACTACTGGCGCAGGATTCAGCGCTGTATAAATCGCATCCCACGGAAAATGCGGACCAGGACAGTTGGCTTTCCATTGCGAATCTATTTTGAAGTGTCCGGTGATGTGTACGTCATCAATCGGTATATCCCACTTCGCGCAAAGATAGCGATGTAATTCAATAGTAGCTGCCATCTGCTCAGGTGTTAACGGTTGATCTGGAAAGCCTTCGTGTTCAATCGAAATCGTCCATAGATTCGGATTTACTCCCGCAGGAAAGTTAGCGAGCCACGCTTCATCCGGCTCAAGTTTACGTCCGTTAGCCCATGCCGTGTCCTCTTCTTTAACGTATTGGTGTACTTCACCATTGCGACCAATTCCGTAAGTAGAAGAAACTTGCGATTCTGTACGACTGAACCAATCGTCGGTACCTGCGAGCGTACCTTCCATAATGTGATTTATAATGGCGAGCGGTTTATATCCTTTACGGCCAGTACCGAAATTCGGTGAGCCGATCCATTTAACTTCCATGATGTCACTTCCTAATTTCTAGTTTTATATCGTCGACCTCGCTGCGGAGATCGCGTAAACTATCGCGGATGTCGTCGAGTGTTTCCGTAGTCTTTTCAACATGCGCCATAAGCCGGTTCTCTCGTTCTTTACTATCGGATACCTGGCGATCCATTTGCTCCTTCGAATCCTTCTTCGTGGTGTACAGAAGCCATACGAAAAGGAGTGCGAACGGGCCTTGCGTTACAAAATACGTCAGTATTTCGCTATTAACATCCACTTATACACCCGCTCTCTTGATTATTTCCCCGTCCACATATCCATTACCAAACGAGTAAACACGTTGTACGGCATATAAAAGAAACCTCCGTCGCCCCACGATGTTCCCCAACTATTCATACAGATAACGAGCTTTCGGTTATCGTCGTATCCCACGCCTAGAACTTCGTGACCGCCTAACCATTTCTCTCCGCGTTGTGGCATCGGCACCATTCCCGTTCTCGCAACTTCAGCGCTTTCGAACGATGCGTAAACTTTAAAACCGATAGCGACTGGAAGTCCTTCAGCTAGTGACGCTTTGTATGCCGTTAAACTAGGTACACGGTGATATTCCGAGATTTTATATTGACCTGCGTTATCGTAAGCTTCTTGCGGAGGCTTTTCGGTAAAACGAGCGATATCATAAGGCCAATACTTTTCGGCAGGTACACCGATCTTTTGAAGAGACTTGAATCCATCTCTGGCGTAGGCTCCTGCGTCTTGGTTGACGGTACCTTCGATATATCGCTCTTGGAAATAAATAAACAGCCTGGATAGCGTTTCATAGCTACCGGCTGTCTTCGTCATTGTGTGATATTCCATTAACGCAGCGAGTGCGTTTGCCGTACAAGAACCGAGTTGTCCTTGATCGAATACGGCAGGCATTTGGTGTCGTAAGTCTACCGAAACTGGCAAGTGGGCAGTCGATGCAAACTGCGAGCTTCGGAAAATCTTATCGCGTAAGTCTATCGGATCTTTTTTAACGGGATATTTAGCGGACAATGTACGTTCCTCCTATTCTGTAACAAAGTATTATTTTATAGTGATTCTCCTTCATCCCGTTCTATTGATTTTATGCAGTGATCCGCCTGGAACACGTTAAGCAGCATTCATATGAACGCACAAAGCTTATCGCCTTTCAACATTCGCTTACCCATTCGGCTAGATAGCGTTTCATCACAATCTCCGGCAAGTAGCGAATTTAGTAACTGATCCACCGCCACCAATAGATTCCATAGGTATCGCTTTACCATACGATTGTATTAACGGTTGCTTCATCTGTGGCTGCGTTAACTTCGTCTAGTTTATCGTTGTAATGAATAGTCTGCGTAACCTTGAACGTTTCAGCATCTTCTAGCAATTGAAGGAACTGCGCTCTTGTGTGTTGAATTAACGTTCCATCTTCGATTGTCTTAAACCAGAACGAATCTTTAGTAGAGTCCGCAATCAACCGTTGCTGATAATCTTTTAAGTTGTCCTGTGCTTCTAAATCGATAGGGTACGTTTTAAGCGTTCCTGTTGCCGATGATTGAAACGTTGCGAATGATCCGTAGTAATATTGTAGAAGTTCCGATTTCTTATCGGCTTTTACTTCGTCTAATGTTTTAGCGCGATCAGAAAATGTATTGGTAATATTGTCATAAACCTTACCTAATAACGAAATGTCATAAGAATCGATAGGAATTAGATGTTCCGCTATTTCCTGAGAATGCAATTCACTGACTCCTATTACAGTGTTGTTATGGTCAATTTGGGCGTAAAAATTAGACATACTCGATCACCTCCCATGAAATCGTATGTCCTGCAACATAAGAATTTATTGTCAAAGTCGTTGAATCGGTTAAATATAAGCTTACAAAAGCATTCGCTTCTGTTAGAGTGTTTGTGTTATTCCAGTGCTTCCCTAATAAATTAACCATCGTTTTAGATGTGTTCACACTCGAAATAGTAACCGAGAATGGTGTAGCAGCACCAGCAGCTGCCGTTCCTCTTTGAATGCTTTTAATTGCTGATTTTGCAGTTAAAGTTGTCTGGACATTACTCACAGCGTTTTTTATATCAGTTGTCTTTGCATGTAAACTTCCTGCAGAATCAGCTGCATCCGTCCGATTTCCAACCATTCGTGATAAATACGCATATATTGCATCCCACATGCCGAACATTAACTTACACCCCACTTTGTAGCGACACCATTCACGTCATTTGTCGGTGTCATTTTATCGCAAATTATCATGGTTCCATCACTCGCTGGCAACCACCGCCAAATCTCCGTCAAGTTTCCGCTACCATCATAGTTAAGCAATGTTTTAGCATTAGCACCGTAAACCCCATGCTTTAATACGTAAGTTCCCGGAGTATTCGCAAACACCTTATAATGTAAAGCCCCTCCGCTCTCACCTATCCACCGCAAATGATTCGTGCTATCCCCGGCCATCTTCAGCACAATGTAATAAGTGCCGCCTGCTGTCAGTCCGCTTAAATCGATAGGTAACGAGATGAACCCACCCGTTGCGCTGAATAGCTTTTTCGGGAATGTGTACGAACCTTTAAGCGTACCGCCAACAGTTGTATCACGGATCTCCACCGTTAAATCCGCACCCACTCCGTACTTCTTCAGATCTAGTTCTATTCGTCCTATCGTTGTTTGTCCCGTGAGTACAAACGATGTGGATAAATCTGATAGCGAAAGATTGTTCTCGGTTGTTCCCGATCCTGTTGCCGAAGAAACAAGATCACCATCAAATATCAAACTTGACGACTGTGCGGACATATACGAATTGAGGAACACGTCATCAAGTTGCGTGATCCCATTCTTTGCTGCGTAAATCATTTACTCACCTCATCCTGCGTTAAAGTAGAGTTTGCACTCAATCGTAAGGAGTTGATTAAAGGCCTTTGATATTGGCGCAACTAGTCTGTTGATAAGTACCCCTGATTCAAGATTTTCGGTTCCTGCTGCATAAACGCCAAACTCACCCCAATCCTGGTTAGCTTCCGACTGTAGCAAGAACATCCGCAACCGTACCATGTTGTTTTGCCGTGATTTACTCGCAATCAACTTTCGGAATCCCTCTGCGCCTAACTTGGTGTCCGTTGATACTGCCGCAGCAGTCCCGGTACCCAACGCAATGTAAAAGGGTACATCGTTGGTTGTCTCGTTAATAAAAAGAGAAGCGAACCAATTCAGGCCGCTTCCAGTGATAAGATTCTTTCGTTCTATTACGGTCCCATCGTCATAGGTAAACGTCCAATGACCGACAATCCCGGCATGTTCTGTAAATTCCATACGTCACCTCCTATATGCAAGCGACAAAACCGCATATTGCGTCTGCATCTCCGCATTTCCACGCCACGTTTGCATGGGATGTAGTTACTAATTCATCCGTAACTAATGATGTTTCTTGTCCGTACTTGAACTTGTGCAGGACTGCGCTATCATTCGTTTTCTTCTTCTGTTGCGCTGATACCAACGCTTTGAGGAAGTCGGCAATACCAAGCAGCCTGCCACCATACTCCACTTTATACGTCCATTTGTCCGGGGTAGCTGGTGTGATCGTGACCTTTTGGATGAGGAATGTACCGTTGATTCCTCTATCGGGTAAATCGATTGTCACCAGTTGCCCTGGCACCCACGTTTGTGAATTAACGAAATCTCCCCATGTTGCCACGGCATCACCTCCTAAAAAAGACCTGTTTGGTCGGGTTTTATACTCCGCTTAACTGGATCGAAATTCGTCCTGTCATTACGGTACTAACATTATTCTGTGCATCTTTGACCTCTGCTTCGTGATAGTAATCGCCCTTTAAGTTGATAGTATCAGCAGGATCAAGTTTGATCTCAAATACACTACTTGTAGGGGATGCGGAAGTAATAGAAATACCGTTGCCAATGCTTTTACTCACATCAACAACGGTACTGGATACACTACGCTTCATTGCCCATTTGATACTTGCGCCAGTTAAGTCCGTTCCTGTAACGGTGACAACGATATTTTTCGTGTCACCTTGGAACATTTCGAAATTCTGATTTTTAGCAGTCAATTAAATCCCGCCTTTCAGATTAACGTTTAATTCTCGCTTACCAATTAAATACACGTACAGTTCCCGATTGCCTTGCAATTCCACTTTCCCAATAATCTGCGGTGCATTCGGATTAAACAAGCTTAACTGGTCTGTAGTCACCACAACATCATATAAGCGAACACTCACATTGGATTGCTTCGCTAGGTTATCAGTTAGCCCAACGGAATCCATTTTCAACTTGACGGTACTCTTTATGAGAGTATCCGAAATATTAATGCTGTCGGAAAGAATAACCGCTTTGCCACCGTTTTTAGTTAAAATGTCCGTCAAAGATAATAAATCCGCAAATCCTTTAACAACGGATTCACTGTCAGTATCCGTTGTCCCTATGTTATCGTCTTTAGATATGCTCAACGCTTTGGTAATGGCATCCACAATCGCCATAGAATCGCTTAAATTGATGCCTTTCGTTGAGGAAATGGCATCAGCAGATGTTACCATGTCGCTGAACATCTTAGAATCGACTTTCTGCGAACCATCACCACTGGATACCGTATCAACTACCGTGATTGATAATTGCTTGCTGATCGTATCAGATGACGCAATGCTGTCCGATTGACTACGGACAATGGATTTTGAAATGGCATCCGAAGAACCAACGGAATCAGATAATGATTTAGTTGTCGTGGTTCCTCCGCCTGTGGTTAAATCATCGACCTCGAAATTATCCCATCTAGCGGTCGAACCTCCGCCACCGAATCCGAAAATGGTAGCCGTTTGATTAAATGATGTAGTTGCACTAATATACTGTGTTCCATTAATGGAAATAGTAATAGACGTTCCATTACAAGTAAAAGAAACAACGTCTCCACTAGCAGGAACTTTGGCTGTTGTAGAACCTATTGATGTGTAGGTACCTGACGATAGAGTGTATAGAAAATATCCGTTTGATTTTAACTGGAGTATTATGGATGATGAAGCACTTGCAGATCTAATATGAAGATTAGAGAAATTCACAGCAGTAGCAAGAGTTATCGTATAAGTAACGTCACTTGCACCAGCATTTATTCCGCAAGATATATTATCACCGCTACCTCCACTGACTATATACGCTTGGTTGCTATTGATTCCACCAACAGCGCCATTGAAGGTTTGCCATGTTTTTGTTGTCCCGCCATTGTAACTGTCTGTAGTTCCAATAGTTGATGTTGAGTTAGCGCGGTTAAATGAATCCGATGCTAACACAGTCATTTAACCACCTCCTAAACCATCCATTTCAGAACATCATCATAATTTAAACCGTAATAAGTACATGCTCCTTGCAAATCTGTAATGGTTGTTTGATTCGGGATACTTTCCGATGTTCCCACAAGAAAATTACCTTCGTTTGTTTCTTGACATACATAAGGTATTCCGGAAGGAACATCAGGACGAAAAGCATCATCTGATGATGTTCCTGTACCAATTTTAGGAAGAATATAATAGTTCATACCCGATCACGTCCTATGAGAAGGTAACTGTCCAAGTAACCGCTAGAGAATCAGAAGATGTTGCTAAGTTGACCGCACCTGTAAGCTGGTGCGCGAATAACGTTCCTGCTGTGGATGCGTTAAATAGTCCTGCTTCTTGGATAGTTGGATTGCTTGTTACTCCTGTCAATGTTGCAGTATAGGTAATAACATTATTTGCTACAGATCGAGACACAGCCACACGTGAATATCCGCCTGCGCTTAATTCCGTTCCTAGTGCTGTATCTCCAACAGCAACAGCCGTTGTTGATGTACCGAATCCCATGTGTGTTATTAGAGAAGTTCCTGCGGATGCTGAGTTTAATAACGATGCAAGAGCGTTCTTTCCTGCGGTAGTGATAATATTGTCACGTTCTCCGCTTTCTACTACGACACCATCACGGATTAGTTCCCAAGCGATATGACCTTTAATTTTGATGTTTTCGTTTGCCATTGTACATTCCTCCTAGAGTTAAAATAAAAAGAAGCCCTTTCGGACTTCTCGGTAAAATATTGATTTGATCGGGTTTTAACGTTGATTTAAAATGTACCAATACGGTGTTCCTGCGTACATTTCAAACAGCAATTCCGCATAGTTTGTCACTGTAACGGACGTACTTCCTTCAATACTGCTTGCAGTAGGGGAAGTAACCGTTAATACTCCTGCTCCTGCAATCTTTTTGATTCTGAATTTCTTCCCCTTCGGAATAGTTGCTGTTGCTGGAAGGGTAACAGTGATTCCGCTTGCTCCTGCATCGCATAAAATAAGGCTATCTTCTAAAATAACGGTGTAATTTGCGTTAACCCTACGGAAAGATTCGTCCTGTAGACTTCCATTTCCACCGCCACGAACTTGCGTACTATCTCCCGAACCATACACATTTCCACGGCTAATAGCGGCTTTATTGGCATCATTTAAGATAATCCCTACATGATTATTTAAACCAATGCGACAATTGGTGTTATCATCCCGAATATGGAAACTGTAATTCGAATTGGTGGCTTTAAATATATTTCCAGAAATCGTTGTATTTTTAGCTTGTAATAAAAACGATTCAAACGCTAAACTTCCGCTTGCTGTTCCGATTACAGTATTACCTTCGAATATACCCCGATTAGAAACCGTTAATTGACAAGCACTAGCATTATCACTTGTAATTTTGTTATTGGTCACAATGGCATCAAGAATTTGGTTTGCTCCTTCGTAAATCTTGATTCCTAGACCACCAATGATTTCGTTTCCATCTAAAATTATCGAATCAATGTTTTGAGCGTACCCGATAGCTAAATCAGAAGCCCATCCAATATAACCTGCGTTGGTTCCTTTAATTCGGCTATTAGTTATTTTGGATGAAAAGGAAGCTTCGTTAAAAATGCCGTACCCTCTTACGTCCACACGAACATTATCAATGAATACATCGGTTGCGCCATTGTAATAATTAATGCCGTGGTTGGTGTTCGTTACTTCGGTATTTTCTACCCATATTTTAGAACCACCTTCGATAACAACACCTTCACCGCCTAAATTCTTCACAATGCAATCTTTTAAACGGCAATTAGTACCATACAAAAAAGCAATTCCATAGCCGTTGTAAATAGAAGTGTCCGAAGCATTACCATTTAGGACAATGTTTTCAACTGTGATATTATTGCAGTTATCGAAATGAATAACTCGGTTATCAGGTGCAGAAGGGTTGGAAGAAGAAACGATAAATCCCGTTTTCATTTTAAACTCGACATAACCAACACCAATTAACTTAATGTCGTGTTTGCTTATGATTTTTACGGTCTTATCCAATAGGTACGTTCCACTTGGTACATGAACCTCTTTAATCCCTTTGGTGTAAGCGTCATTGATACAATCAATAATAGCCTGTGCATCATACGTAACCCCATCGCCTTTTGCACCGTATGACTTAGGGTTTAAAAAAACCGATAAACTTCCAATTTGCTGGTCGATCTTGTCCATGTTCCCGTTTAAATCTGCTATATCAACCGGATCTGTATAGGCCGGTTTCTTTAAATTTAAATTAGGCGTATTAGTCGCCATTACATCAAACCTCCCCATGTCGTACTCAATGCGCCATTCCAGGTCGGCAACATCCGCTTAACATCCGCTTCCGTCTCAAAGCTTCCCTTTACCTGCGGATTGGCATGCGATCTCAAATCGGCATTACCCGCTGCTTCAGCCGCATCCAACGTAACCAGCGAATCATCTGATATAACAAACTCATATACGCCATCTCCACCTTGTACAGCGCTGATTGCCGCTTGAGAGTTTAGGTCTTCGACTGTAGTAATGACGTCAATGTCGTATTTGTAAACGAAAGTCATCAACACTCCGCTTGCAGGAGTTGCCGTCTGTGCCGAAACTCTTACGTATTTCTCCTGATAGCTCATTAGATAATCGTAATCCTCTTCCTTGTGGACGTTTTCGATTCCGACTGTTTTCGTAACTCCTCCGACTACTAGCGATACTTCATGCGGTTTGTGCGGTAAATTCCACGTACGACTGGCTCCGTCTGATACCGTCTCGTAAATAAACGGATCAGATAACATCGTTCCACCCTTAACATAAACACGGTTACGAAGTGCGGTTTGGTCGATAGTGTGCTTAAGGCTGCGGAAGTATCCACCGGAAGAAATAGAAAGAGGAGCCGTTTTATTTAGCTCCTCTGCGTTAAAGAATATTAAGTCTTTATAGAAATCGACTTGCCATTGCCATCCTACGTAGTCACATATTTGTTTAAATGCATCGGATGGATGAACATAGTCAAATATTATTTCTTCGATAATCGGTGCGACGGTTTCAACACCATTGACCGTAAACCCAGGGCAATACTTGTTTACGATGTCGCGGAAGATTGCGTCGGCGGTCATATTTTGATATGTCTCTACGACAAGCTTACGGTCAAGTAACGCAGTATAATCATCGCAATCCACACGCCAAACTGTAGTCTTGCGATCCGGCATGGTATCCACTAAATCGACTTTGACGATTAAGCCACCGAATATACGGCCAACGCTGTCATCTTCGATAATTACTTCGTCTCCTTCGTTTGGCTGCGATCCTCTGACGTCAAATAATGCCGTGTCCATTTGATACGTTAAAGCCGTTTCTATTCGAAGGGAATCACGGATGTAATCGGACCAACGGTCAACTCCAGCTACGTAAAGATGCCTCGTCATTGCAACTTCACACCCTTCTTCTGAAGTTCCCGCAGAAGTTGGTCAACTACATCACTAGAACTTCCGTACTGCAACTGTATACCGCCGAGATTGTTTACCGTATACGTTTGAGATGAACTGTTCGACACGGAAGAACCAACTTTTGCAACACTTGGCATATTGATCGCTGGAGTTGAAATTCCAACCATTGACATATAGCTGCTGATTGTATCTACCGTTTCGGATAGCATTTTCTGTAAATCAGCGAATTTACTCTTTGCACCGTCGATAAAGTTAAGCATCATATTAACGCCGTAGTCTTTCGATTTTTCCGTGATTTCCTTATACGACTTGTTAATTTCGTTTATTTCCTTTTGGGTGTTCGAACGAATCTCCTCGTTTTTCTTCGCCCACTCTTTGCGGTACTCCTCTAGTTGAGTATTCGCCTGTGTCCGTAAGTCTAGGATTTTCTGCTGTGTTTCCGCGTTCTGTTGTTGCAACTGATTAGTAGCTTCAGTCCGTGCATCTTGTGTCTTTTGCTTCCAGAGCGCAACATATTGTTGTAATTGAGTATCGGTTAATGTAGTCAGCGCAGCCACTTCAGAGGCAGACTTCGGTCCCATTTCTTTCAACTCAGCAATTAGCCCTTGATCAACGCCTTTAGCGGCAAGCGTCTGAATATTCTTCTGCCAACCTTCGAACGTATCGACTTGTCCTTTTAGGTTATTGAGTAATTGAGTACCGGACACCTGCTTAGGCTGTACTGCTTCGAAGAGTCCGACGAAGTCACTAAGAGATTTAGCACGATCATTCAGAGTCTTTTTGAAATCGTCGGTTAATTTCTTTTCATCGTCTGCTAGTTTCTTGTTCGTTTCTAATACTTTTTTCGCATAATCACTTAGAGCATCAGCTAAGTCGTCTTTTTGTTTCTTAATAACTTCGTCGTATTTCGTTGTTAAGTCCGTTAGTTTATCTCGGAGTTCCTTAACGTTATTCGCTTGTTCCTTAAACGACTTATCTGTATCCCGTAACTCTTTACGCATTTTTGCTTCTTCCGATTGGGCCTTTATCAGTTCGGTATAAGCTTTACGAGTCTCGTTAGAATCTTCGCCTTTTGCTGCTTTCACAGCTTCATATTCCGTTGTTAAAGCTTTAATCAAATCGGCTTGCTTCGTTAAATCTTCGTTAAGTTGTTTTTGTTTTAGCCTTAATTCATCGACTTTCGTAGCGGTAGCTGCTAGTTTAGCAAGTTGTGTTTCGTGAAGTATATTTAAATTACTAATATCGTCACGAAGTTTGTTAACAATTTCCTCATGTTTGGCAAGTGTAAGGTTAATCTCGTCCATGCGGTCTTTCATATCCGCGAGTGTCTTCGATTCTTTGGCGTAAGCATCCGCCGCTTCTGCTGTTTCTTTAGCGGCAATACCTTTCGTTGCAAGCATAGTTTCGTAGCCTTGGCGGGCTTCTTCGACAATTTGATTCTGAATGTAATACTGATCGTTCAGCGATGAAAGCTCTGCTTCGAGTTTCTTCGTTTGCTCAGCATTGGCTCCCATTTCAATCGTAGTTAACTGCCATTGCGCTTGGATAACACGGAGAGACGATTGAAGCGCATCAGATAACTTTTCCCATTCTTCACGGTGATCTTTTGCGCCATCTTTAGCTTTCTTCGACTTATTTCCAATATCATCGAGCAAACTGCCAAGTCCTTCTACTTGTGGAGCAGCTGCATTGGATTCGTCACCTAACGCTTTTACTGATTCACCATAAGATTTAACTGCCGCTTGTTGTCGGATCAGATTTTCCGCTGCCTCGGAATCAGACATGACAGGAGTATCCCAGTGTTTGAGATTATCCAACATAACTGACCAGCCGCTATCAGATTTAGACATTAGATCGTCCCATTCGTCTCCCAAGTCTGAAACTGATTGTTTCGCAGAATCAATAGCACCCTTCCAGTCTCTATTGATTAGGTTGCTTCCTGAAGCCTTTCTGCTTACAAAGTTGATTGCATCAACAACGGATTGCAACCCTTGGAGCATAGGTACGACAAGATAGTTATAAAATTGGGTCTTTGCTGCATTGACCATTTCGGCCATTCCGGTTTTAAAAAGAAAGAAAAATTGCCTTGATTTATCGCCAAGTCCCCATAAGTTTTGAGTAGCCATCTCGTAGAGTGCAGTAAAGGCTAGACCAATTAGTCCGATCCGTCCCTTTGTAGTGATGGCAGCAGCTCCTAACGCTTGCAAACCTTTGATAATGTTATTAATATTTAAAATTGCGGTTACTTGCATGGCCACAAACGCCCCTGCTACAGCCTTCAACGCAAGTATAACTTCGTTGCTGTGGTCAACTACGAACTTAAACACCGCGGCAATACCATCGGTCGCTTTCTTAATATCGTCTCTCAGTTCGCTAGAATTTCTAAGGGAAGTGAACATTTTGTTGAGCGAGTCCGTAATACTCTTTAGTGTTGGATCTAGTGTTTGTTCAATATCTACGGCAATTGCTTGGATAGTACCTTGTAATTTCTTTAAGCTACCGCCGAAATTATCGTTCATTTCTTCTGCGGCTTTTTTCGATGAACCCGTAGAATTTTCGAGTTCTTTGGTAAACTCTCGTAACTTCTCCGGACCGGCTCCAATTAACGCTAACATACCGCTTACCGCTTCGGTACCAAACACCATAGAAAGCGCTTGTGCTTTCTGCGCAGCAGTAGCATTCTCTAAATGGCTCTTAAATGTTCCGAGTATATCTGCTAACGGAAGCAGGTTTCCTTGTGAATCCTTTATCTTAATCCCTAGCGCTTCCATTGTTTCTTTAGCTTCGCGAGACGGATTAATTAAACGTTCGATGGCACCGCGTAAAGTAGTACCAGCTTGTTCTCCCTTAATCCCGGAATTACCCATTACTGCGATTGCTGCGGATAATTCTTCGAAACTTATGCCAACAGCATGCGCTACAGGGCCGGCATATTTAAGTGAGTAATTTAGATCATTCATACCGATTGCAGATATATTCGAAGCCTTAGCTAGTACATCGGCGATATGTCCCGCTTGTGTCGCTTCCATGCCAAACGAATGTAACTGACTCGCAACTAATTCGGAAGCCAAGCTTAACTTTTCACCGGATGCTGCGGCCGCACTCATTACCGCAGGAAGCATTTCTGCCATCTGTGTTGCTGTAAAACCACTGGCGGCGAGTTCCTTCAGCCCTTCCGCGGCTTCAGTCGCTTTAAATCCCATCGCCGGGGCTAACTTTAGCGCAGAATCGGTTAACTGTTTCATTTCCGCATCTGTAGCGTCAGCTAGTACCTTAACCTTTTGCATCTCTCCGCCAAAATCTAAAGCAGATTGCGCTAAATCGTGAAGTGCTGACGTTAACCCGTTGAACCCAGCAATACCAGCCGCGAATCCGAATCCCTTTTTAAAGGCTTCACCAATTGCAGAACCCGCTCTCTGCGACTCACTTTGTGCATCTTGTAATGATCTACGCAAAGGATCTAACGAGCCTCTAATTTGTACAAATAACTCACCTACTGATAGCGACACTCACTCACCTCCTTATTACCATGACATCAAGTCATTAATCGTTTGAACCTGTGACTCTTGCGGCGACGGTACGCCGCTGCCATTGATTTTCATATGAACGTCAGCCAGGGCCGCTATTTTTCTTGGTGTACACTTCCAGAAAACTTTTTCTGACATACCAAGTACAACCGTTCCCAGGTAGTAGAACCAGGACCAGTCCCAACCATCACCGTCTACTTCACGGCTGGCTGGGTCACTTCGTTTCCCTGCGGCATTGCCTGCTTAATTGCGTCAGTTAGAGCAATTGAAACTTCCTGCAAGTTTTTTAAAGTGACTAATTTCCCTACGGATTTAACCGTTAATGATTCATCCTCATGTACTAGACCTGCGTAAAGCACAGCTCGTACAGCCTTGATTGACCCACGTCCGATCGCGCTTAGTGCGTCATCAATCTCTCCATATACATCTTCAAGTTCTGCAAATGCGTTTAGGTCAAACACTAGATTACGTTCTTTGTCCAAATTAATAGAAACTGGTTTAACACGAATATCTGACAAATTGCCCATGGATACCTCCGAAATAAAATAGGGCGACAATTAAGCCGCCCATAGATTTATTAAACAATTGCTGCCGCAGTTTCGTTGATAACGATGTCCTTGATTTTCCCATCTTTAACAGTAGGAATAGCTGTTCCAGAGATAGATACACTTGCGTAATCTTCTCCTTTTAACTCGTAATCAAACTTGTTGATTTTGCACTTATAAAGTACGATATGAACGTCACCTGCGTCTGTATACTTTGTCTGACCTTCTAGCTTAAAGTAACTCGGAATGTCCGTTCCCTTAAGGCTATAAGTCTGTGTTTGTGCAGGAGTAGTACCAGCAGCAGCAGTTGTTCCACCAAGTAGTACATTCAGCACATCAAGAGAAACTTTCGCATGATCGAAAGAAAAGTCGATGCTATCAAGCTTTGTATAGCGGTCAAGAATCACTTCATCACCACGAAGCTCCTTCTCAACGAACTTAGCGCCCAACTTTAAAGATGTAGATCCAGGAACATCTACCGACGCGGAATAAGTTGTTGCAGTTGCGTCATCTGCGGTAAGTTTACTGATTTTAATATCATTAATACCAAGAATCTTAGTAACTGTTGTTAATGGCATTACAATTCCTCCTCATTGGTTTCTTCGTAAACTCCGAAGTTATCGGAGTAACGGTCAAGCAAAATAGCCGCTGCATCTTCTGGGATGTCAGCGACATAATCTTCAACGGACCAATAAACTCCATTAAGCCCGATTTCTCCGTCCTTTTGTTTACAGCGAATCTTCATGTAATCACTCCGCTACTAAAACTGTAAAATTAATTGAGTATACCGCTCGTCCATTTGCATCAGATCCGATGTAAACCGGGGAACTTTGGTTAGCAGAACATAAAATAACCCGAGTATTTCCGAGTATGAAGTCTCGCTTTTGGTGCAGGTTGGCGTAAATACTATTCGCTTTGCTTTCGGCATTCGCAGGCAAAGAAGCACGTACCATAACCTGAAAAGACGGTCGTTTAACGGAAATTACGTGATCTGGCGCCCCTCCACCGGTCAATCTTACGTAAGAAACATCGTCTACCGCGCTAGCTGGAAATTCGTTGGCGTAGTATTTGTACGGTATTTCGCTCTTAAGGTAATTAATTATATCGATCACGGACAACATACTATTTCAACTCCTTTTTTACTTCGTCAGCAATGTGCTTCTCGTACGTTTTCGATTCTCCGTTGAATGTTCGTTCTAAGAACTTATTCCCTACCGGATAGTGATTTCCACTTAATCCGCTATCACCGCCAGATTTTGCAATAGAACCTGGTCCGAGATTATAAGTTCCCTCATGAATCCAGATCGCATAATTTGATACATTACCCGACTCCGACTTCTCATTAACTCCAAAGGATACTACTCCGGAAAACTCAGTATTTTTTACCTCTGATTCAATATCCCATGATCGGTCTAGAAACCCCTTGTCGTGAGGAGCGGCGCCTTCAGCAGCGTTAGCTAAATCTTGAAGGCAATCGTCAAGACCTCGTTTGGCAGCTTGCATTATAACGGCAAGTGCAGCATCTGCGTTCCATCTTATATCGGCCATTACAGATACACCACCGTCATAACAGGCTTGCCACTAAAATCGCGAATTACCTCGATCTTTTGAGGACTACGTTCAGTCAGAACACCTAACTCGTTATCATAGTCGATTATGTCGTCATAGCGTACATCCTGCAATTTATCAAGGTAAATCTTGATAGAAGCCACCACTTCAGCGCCGTTCCGATCCGTGATTTTCTCCGACTTCTCATCAACACGAGCTTGGAAATCAAACATTTCGCCGGGTAAAGGTTGTCCCCAATCATCCAATCCACCACCGCGCTTCACTGTTATCCGTTGTTTAAGCGGTATAATTGGCATTAGATTGCACTCCTTCCCACCCGTCGACCGATGATTCTCACCGCTTCTGGAGCGATATACGTCGCAGCCTTGTCGAGATTAATGGATATTCCGGACACACTCACGGATCTCACACCCTGCTCCGCCTTACGAATCGTATCATCTAGCCGAAGTAACCATAACGCTTGTTCGTACACCGCTTTTTTATCGATTTGATTGTTCGTGTCACTAACGTTATAGGTTCTATAGAAACGATACAATTGGTTTTCAGCGTTAGTTAGTGCTCTTTCCTTCGTTGAGTAATCGGCGTTTTGCCATTCCTCTGCCCACAAGACCTCGCTACCGAAGTAATCTTCAGCACCATCAACGTTAACTGTAATAGCCATTAACGCACACCTCCGAAATTATTTTCCGGAGGCTCTACGTTTTTGAGGTTTTTCCTCCGGCTGTTTCTCTTCTTTTTCTTGAACCTCTTCTTCTTTTGCAGGTTCAATTTCGTAATGACGTCTTAATAACATGATTTAACCTCCAAAATTAAAGGATGAGGATTAACCCCATCCAATTAATTAGGCTTGAACAACAAGCTTAACAACTTTAGACTCATCTGCAAGTGAAACTACATAGTGCTCATCAGCGGAGATAACTGTAGTCTTCTTAAGAATGTCGCGGTCAGATTCAACCTGTACATCACGCTTCAAATAGATGGACAAGGCGCCTGGCTTTACAATAAAGTTGTTGTATTTATTTGGAGTTCCTGCAACTAGTGGAACACGACCAGAAGCTACTACCTGGCATCCAGCGATTTCTCCGATTACACCGCTCATGAACATGTTGTCAACGTTAGCGATGAACTGGGAATCCTTTCGAAGAGTAGCCTTTTGATTTGTATGGATGAACAAGATTTTTGGTTCGTCATCCTCTTCTCCGAACTTATCAATCGCATCAACAATTCCGTTGTAAGCAATTTTACCAGTTGCAGAGTAATCCGATACTAATGTGGCGTTGCCTAGTGCTGCAACACAATCGGCATCAACTTTAGAAGTGATGGACAAAGTTAATTGCTTCTGGCTTTCCCCAACCGGATCACCGTAACCAGAAAGAACAGACTCATCAGTAAGTTCGACAGCTTTACCTGCCTTTTTAACTGTAGCCTGCTTAGTGCTGCTAGTTAAAGTAGTGGTTCCCATTGCTACACCTTCAGCCACGTCAGCAGCATCCCCGATGTAAGCGTAACTTGGAATAGTAATTGTGTTACCAGGAACACCTACTAAAGAACGGTCAATTGTCGCAAGAGGTGCAAACTTAATTTTATTAGGTAGTTCTGCGCTGATCATATCAGCCATTACCTGGGGATTAACAAGATTGGAAAGTTGTGTCTGTGCCATTTATAAATTCCTCCTATAAACTAGTTAATTTTTTATAAAGCTCTGGGTTATCGCTGGCCAATTTGACCCTTTCTTGGTAACCCATTTTCAAGAATTGCTCCTTGGTAATTCCTTGAGTTTGATTGCTGTTCGTTTCTCCGCCGATTTGTTGATGCTGTCTCTTAGAGAACAACCCCTTTTGTTCGGCGTTAGCGATCCAGGCTAACTTCTGCTCAACGCTGTACTCTGCCGGAATTAAATCACGCAAGTCAGCAGGAATACTTTCTAAGCGTTGTTCAAGTAGTTGAGTAACGACGCCCTCAAGTGCTTCGGCTCGATTTTTGAACGTTTCAGCAGAGCGGTTAGCTTCTTGGTAAAGCTTTTCAAACTCACCACGCTTTTCAGCTTCAGATTTTTCAGCAGCAGTTTTAGCCGCTAATAGATCATCTAATTGTTTTTGGACGTCCTTGAATTTTTGGTTAACCTCATCAAACCTAGATTTCGGAATCATGTGCTCCGAATTATTTGATTGCTGCGCAGCGGAATTGTTATTTTGAACGCTTTGATCCGTATTTTGCGACCCGTCAGTCGAAGCAGCGTTATTACCGTTAGTGGATTCCGCAAAAAATTGTAAGTTTAATTTACGTTGCATTTATTTGTACCTCCGTACGATTTTTACGCCATCGCGGCGAGGATCGACGGGACAGTTTAACGTCTTGACCGAAGTTTGGACAAAGAAAAAAGACGCAAATTAAGCGTCTATGTCGTTGAGTTCTTTTAAGTTAGGTGGTAATAAACTAGGATCACGCACTGGTAGCGGTTGATGTTGGCAATTGGGATGAAATATCTGATTTCCAGCCATTAAATCGCCTAAATACGGGTAATTTCCTGGAGCATCTTTTACCAATTTAATTAACTTGCCTTCCCATCTACGGCAAGCTTCGTGTTTAGAACCAGTGCGACTAACAGTAGCGTAATATGCTCCCCTCGCTATTGCTGAGTTAACAGTAGCTTCAATACGAGTTCGCATCATCTTGGTTCTAGTAACCATCTCCGCATACACAGAAGGTTGCCATCTTCTTCCCGCAGCATCTACGAGAGCTGTGTTCGCAGCATCTCCGAGTTTTTTGCGTAAGTCTTGAAGGATCTCGCGACTAATCGTATTCCTACCGTTTATACCTGCGGTCATATTTGATCGTATTACTTCAGCGACAGATTGACGAACTGCCGTCTTTATCTTACGGTCTATATTTTGAGTTATTTGCAACAAATCGTCTTGTGTGTCGGCAATAGCCGTCTGAATCATCGACTTATTTAATCGGTTAAACTCAACGACCGTTAACGCCTTTTCGTAGGATTCAACAAGTCCAAGTGTAACTAATGTTGTTGCCACACCGTCTCTTGCTGCGATAGGAATATTCTCCTCGACCCATGCTGAAGCATCTGCATTTAGTTGAGACAGTACTTTAGCAATTTCTGCTAATATTGCTCTTTGGTTAGAGTGAGTGGCCTTAGTTAAATCCACACGTTCTAACTGAACCATAATATCCTGCGCTGCTTGCTGATAATATTTAACTAAACGGGACACCTCGTAATCATAATTAGCTTGAGGTACTTGTCTGTCCGACATTAATTACCGCCAGTCCCGCTATTTTGACTGAAAATTGACGGAGTAGCTAACGTTTCCTCGTCTTGAATACGTTTCATCTCAGCATCTACTTGTTCATCCGTCATATTATCTAATACCTTAATAGCGCTGCGTTGGCTAATAGTCGGCTTACCACCCGTCCTGATACTCATTAGATTTGCTTGCTCAAGATCGTCATCAGGTAACCCGTCCTTGAACGTGATTTTAGGAACAGTCGGAGCGTAATCCGGCTTACTATCTGACTGAGCGTGTTCGAGCAATTGAGCAATGTACAGGATATTTCTCAAACCTTTATCGTAATATTGGCGCTTTCTATTAATTTTTGCGAGTAGTGAGTTCATCCGCCATTTAATAGACAAGCCCGAAGCACCAGAAGTACCACTATTGTCCTTTCCTAGCGCAACTGCTGGTAGTTCTGCAGCGGTCAAAATCAAGTCAATAACTTGTTTTAACTCTTCGAAAGCTGACTGTAACTGACCATCCCATGTGATATATTCCGGGATGATGTCGTTTTTATCTTGGATCTCGAATACTTTTTCTCTGCCGACATTAAAGTATGGGTTACCTTGCTCATCAGATTGCATAACACCCATAGGAACCGCAACCGCTGGGTCTGCGTGCTTATCAAGTATTATGGCAATTTGGGAAAGGCGATTATTTAACTCATCGAAAAGCGCGTTGTGTTCGCTTAAGTCGTCTTGACCTTCCCAACTGTCGTCGTAAGAGAAGTTAGGAATGTGAACTATTAACGGATAAGGAACACCTGTCTCTTGCTCCGAATAGTTGCCAAGGATCTCTTCGTCAATTTTCCATAGAGAAGCTGTGTTTTCCGTAAAGCCTAATGCAGTCATACGGTAGGCACGATTAACGATCCGCCCTGGGTAATGTGACTCAACGTTTAGAACCCAATCGCTAACTCCCGTTCCCACTTGATTCGGAACAGCGATGTGATATGCCGTAATCAAATTGTCATTGCCGGGGTAAGTTTCCGGAAATACATAGCTGGCGTTCTGAGCTTCGATGATTGCTTGGAAAGGATCGACTGAATCAGGTAGGGCTCCACGCCAATTTTGCGCCCACTTTATTTTGTAAAATGAATCACCACGATAGGCGTTACCTAACGCAGACTCATAATTCGTAATGTGGAGGTCATTCTCTTCGATAAAACGCTCCACTGCCTTTTGTTCATTTGAGTTCTCAGCTCCAGCGCTAAACGAAGGAGTTTCCCCGAACAAAAAATCCGCACTCTTCTTAGCAATTACACCAGGAAGGTTAGCGGATATATAAATCAAATCTTTTTGAGTTTTAGAAAGGCGCTGATTTACGCTTTCAAATACGTCATAGTGAAAGCCTTGTACGAGCTTCTTATTATCTTTATAGCGTTGAATGCGTTTATCATGTCCTTCTGGCGGATAGTACCCACCGATTTCGAATAACATCTATCGTATCACCTCTCTTATAAACCGCTTGGTTTTGCGTAATAGATTCGTCCACCACGTCTTGTACCTCCGGAAAGTTCAACCGCTCCAGCGAGTGAATCCGGCAAGTCATCGTGTTGAGCACCGCCGCCAAACTGCTCTAATTGGTCAATTAACAAGCGGTGTCCTCGGTTAAAACGTAAAAAACCGTTCTCAACGAGCGGTTCTAGTGATTCTATGCGTTCTTCTTTTTTCTTACGCGATATGATCGGCTTAAGCTTAGTTGTACGATACAGCCCACGTTTCATCAAAAGTTCTTGAAGTTGGCGGTACATATCGTGCTGTGCGCCGACCGTTTCCACCCCAAATATCTTATGACCGTACTCTTCAATCTTATCTGCAGCCATTTGAAGCGCTACGTGAGCAGGACACTTTTTACCCCATGCATCTAGGATATAAATGACGCCTGTGCGACGGTCACGACCTACGGTAACTATCGCATTGTAGTCGGATCTTTTCGACTTCCCCTGCGCAATATCCCAGAATGCGTACAAGTCTAGCGGTAATTGGCGGCCAGTGGCATCGACTAAATCGCTAACGTCATAATATCGGAACTTGTCCGGGATAAATATCTGACTTTCTTCATCGAGTGGCGAGTTTTGATACTCCGTGTTAAAGGCTTTCGACCCGTTGTCCCACTTCCATTTGTAGAGCTTCCAGAGCGGCTGTACTTCCGGCCATAATACAACTGCACCCTCATCCATTTCCGCCTTATTAACCTTGTAGAACGCTTCAGCAGCGATACCACGTTCTTCAGGCGTCTTATTATCGTCTAAGTATAGCGCCCGGCATTGCTCCCACAGTTCGACCCGTTCTGGCTCTTCTATCAGCGCCTTATACAGCGTTGACTTAAAGTCAGCACGGTTCTTTATGATATTGTTAAGCAACGATTCTTGGTGGACAACCGTTCCCATTACCAGGAATGCTGTCTTTTCGCCTTTCGGATCACCCAACGGCATAACCGTCTGTGAAAACCAGTCTTTAAGCTTTTCGCGTTGCTCTTTGGTACTTGCGTTGCTTCGTACGTCCTCTAAATCGTCTCCGATTACCATGTCAGGGCGTGACCCTAACCAGTTTCTGCCTCGAAGAGCCTGACCCGTAGAAGCGGCTTGAATCAACGTTAACTGCTTCTGACCGTCACTATCCGTAGGCTCCCACGCAATGAACTCGGTACTATTGTCTTTCGGATTCATCTGCTGTTTAGGGTGTAGCAGTGGTCCGAAATCCTCCCGTAGCTTCTGATTGCTCTTTAACTGAGCAGATAGCCATTCAAGGTTAGCGGTAGCAACCGAAGGAGTCTCGGAAATGATTATTTGATAACGTCTATTCCGGAATACCGTTTCTCTAAGCGGTGTAGCTTTCGATAGGTAAGACGACTTGGCGTGCGATCTAGGTGCCGCTACTGCTACTTTAGCATTGCGATTTACTGTTGCTACATTGTCGATAATGGCGCAAATCTCTTTATGAAACTGAGGAGCGTCATCTACCGTAGGAATATCGAAACCTTCCCAGTTACCTGCGTTACCGGGATTTTGCGTCTCACTAAAGTATTCCCAAGCGAAATAGAGCAGGTCAATCTCGCTGCGATGGATGCGTCTCAGGCGCTCCAATTCCTTCTTGACGTTCATTAATTCGATGACTTTATCGTCAGGGAGCGTGCGTATGCCCTTCGCTATATGGCGCTTGTAGTAAGCGTCATACGTATCAATCATCTGCTGACGTTCTGCACGCGGTAACCAGCGATTCTTTACCCAGGCGATAACAATCACGCTCCTTTCGTGTGTTTTATACGGGGAAATACCGGTGATTTAGCGCTTCTAGCGTGCGGGTAGTGTGTTTATACCCCGGCGATGAAAGAGCGCTAGAATGGCGTGGAAATCACGGGAATAAATAATAAAGACGCCATGATAGGCGCCTAATCGTAATCCATAATATTTACTATTGCGGTATAGTAGTCGTCTTCAACGTGGATGACTTGGTGAATTACGGGAGTATAATTTCGAAACTCCTTTTTAACTCGATCTCTTATATCGGCTAAGACCTCGCCCATATCGTCGTTACCCAAGGTAAAATCGTAGAAACATTGTTTAACAATCACATCCACCACCTCCTACAGCGATACTATGCGGTAGGTAGCGAAACATGCTAGGAGAAATCAGATTTCAAAGATTAAAATCGATCCTCGGATTAGAGAAACAGAGTTTGCGGCTCAAACACCACCCCGTACCCCCTGCCATACCCCTCTGCCAATCAAGACGATGAATACTATATACACACTTAATTTCGTAAAATAAAGTGATGATGTAATTTTACTTGTTCTGGCCAATCGATCAAACCGTTGGTATTACTGGATTCTATAAATCCGATAAAATGATGTTTTGTTAGAGCATTATGCACTTTTTTATGCATCGCTTTTAATGGCGGTATTTCAACGTTATACAATCGATGTGAATAGCGCTGGATTGAGTGTTATCTGCTCCGATTGCATAAGATTTGCATACGCTCTGCCAGCCGATGATTGCGATCGATGCACAATCAGCCCGCCTTCTGAAAATTTTTAGGGCCACGTCCATTCCGAGCCTGCAGCGCGTGTCAGTCTTAGTTAATTAGCTAACTATGAAGTTAAATGAAATGATTACAAATAGTTCCTTCATTATATATCTCAGTATTAGCGCAATTTCACCCGGTTACTTCTCGCCCTCTGCTTCCTCTTCTAACATCCGTCTCATATCGTCAAGGTCCGGTAAATCTCCGCTACTCTTCGTCTCCACTTCAATACGCTCCTGGAGTACGCCAGCCATCGTTAATATCAACTTAGCTGCTGCTGCGTTACCATCCGTTAATGACGTCTGGTACATCGCCTGCACAACGTCAGGTACCAATCCGCTCACGTTTAGCTTAGACTGACGATTCAGCTCCGTAATGAATCTGTCTTCCTTCTGCCAATTATACAGAGTACGTTCGGTTACACCGCATTCCTGTGCGATCTCAGCCATTGTTTTTCCACCCTTATTCGGCTGAGACAGATAACCTATAGCAAGTAACTGCTCAGGCGGTAGTGCACGTTTAGCCACGCTTGCCACTCCTTTCTATCGTAAGATTAACCACGCTAATATCAGTATGAATGTATAATCTAATGCTTTCTCTGCCAACTTCGCATACACTTCGTTCACTTATCCTTTCTACCGCAAATATCTCGTAGTAAGGAGCGAAAGAACTCTCTCCGTTCATCCTTCGTTAACTGCACGATTGGTTTATCCACTGTCCATCGCTCCTCTAACGCAAAATAAAAAAGGCGCCGTGCCGGACACCTGTGCCTTATCTTTTATTCTTTTATATTTAAAACCATCGTCTAGATATACTCTTTATATCTCCGTCTAAGTGTTTACACTTACCGTTTGGTTTTACGTCTTATATAACGTTTATATATTTATTAATATCTAGGCGCTATATCTTTTGGCGCTATAATCTTTTATTATAAAAGATAGCACCGCAAGAATATCTGAACGTTAGTGAAGATATTCGCAGCGGAATCTTTTTAAATCTAAGTTCTAAATCTAAGTACTAAATATTAATTACCAGTAAAATTTACCGTAACGTACCAGTAAAATTTACCGTAACGTACCAGTAAAATTTACCGTAACTATTTATATTACCATTCCCAATCGGTTTCATCCGAAGCTCCATTGTGGTTGTTCGGAGGTATCGACGGTGTCGTCGTGTCTTCACTCGTAGCAGCAACCTCGTCCATTCCCATCATCTTAGCGCGTCTCTTCGCCATATTTTCAGCGGATCGGATACGCTCTGCATCCCGCGCCTTTAATCGTTTCCGCTGTTCAACTCCTGCCTCTGGAAACTTAGCGAAGAACTCGTCCCCATCAAGCGGTGTTATCGGTTTAAAATGCCACTTATTACCCGACTTCTTTGCGTCAACTAGTCCGTATTCTCTCAACACTTCCAAATGATCACTAGTTGTTCTCTCTGTCTTACCGTAATATAACGCCAGGGTATCAACGTTCGGCCACGCGTAACCCTCTTTATCATTGTAGTGATGAACAATTAGGCCGTATAGCGTGGTCATTTCAGCCTTATACTTCGGTAAATAAGTATAAAGGAAAAACAATGGATTCGGAGTCTTAACGAAAAATACCGTATTTTTATCTTGTTCAGGTTTAGGTGTATTCATATTAGATAGCCTCCGTCACAGTGATTTCGGCATATAATCGCTTGACGATTTCGTTGACCCAATATGTTACGAAGGCGTAGTTAATATTGCGTTGATTGGCCCAGTCCGTTCTCATGATTCGGTACGCTATCCGTTTGGACAGCGCTATTAATCTATCGGGCTGAATGCGGGAAAGAGCGTCAGTATCTACAGTTTCGTAGACCCAACCGTTGATAAATTGCGTAGCGATGTTTTCGCCATCCCAAACGGAATCTACCGCTTCAACTAGCAGCTTCTCGCGGTTACAGAAGTAACCAACGAGAGTCCCGTTATTATCAAACGTAGAGCTTACGACATGTTCTTGTTTACAATGCGGACAATACTTGTTCATTCGATCAACCTCCGGTTTTGGTTTAGTTATAGTCGTACATATACTCGGTGCGGATTAAAGTTCTTACGAGGGTCTTCCTTAACGTAATAATTTAATGGATCATCGAAGTGAACCATCGCACCTTTACGCTTAACCTTTTTATCTTTTTGAACGTGGTAATCAACGTCATAAGTTACTTTTTCATATTTCATTGCTCTACGTTTCAACTCGCTATCTGAGTAGCAAGGATAATCATCAGGATTATATCCTTCTCGTGTCCAATCAAAAAGACGTTTCAAATCATATTCAGGCGGCGATTCTTTGGTCATTTGCTTATAATAACCAGCGAGATTATCCGCAGCTGCAAATCGTTCTGACATTGTCCATTTAAGTTTAAGTAGTTCGTCTACAAATTTTGAAAACAAAGCCGGATTTGAAACCTCTTTCTCAAACTGGCCTATCCAAACATAAATTCCTTTGACTAACTCATCTAGTCGTTGAATCTCACTGATAACTCTCTCTTTAATCATCTTACTCCCCCTTAAGGTTTAGGTTTAAAATGGCGGTAAAATCCGCCTTGACTACTCTTGTAATTACCTGCTCACTATATAAACTAATACGCAATAATAGGATTTTTTGAGAGCAATCAAGACGCAATTTCTTTAGCTTTTTGTTGGATTTTACGAAATCTTTTTCTTAAATTTGACTCCTCAATGCCTAACTTCTCTGACATGTATCGAAATTTAATCTTGTATTGACCGTGCTCGTCTACCTTGTAGTTATCCAATACGTTCTCTTTAGACCCAAAATCACCCTCGATAATATCGACCATCCAATCAACTAAAGCTTTCTGCGCTTTGCTTAGTGTTTTATATGCTTTATCTCGATCCACATTACCGAAAATCATACGCCAGGAGTCACCTTCACTATACGTAGGCTTAACGTAGACCGCCTGCCAGTTTCCGTCAGCATCACGTCGACCAAGTCGCTTGGTACCGTTTATCTCCATCTGTAAGCGAATGAACTGCGATTGGAACGCCATTACGATGTAGCTCACCATTTCTCGCTCGCTCCGACTGGCATCGACTTTTAATAGAGCGTATTCTAATGCCGGTGCAATGACGTCAGCCTCCAGTTCATCTTCTAACTGATAAATACGGTTCTTCTCTTCCATGTACTGATTAAACATACGAATGAAGTAGACCAATCCCGCGAAAGCCTTTTCTCCTAACCAGTCATGCAATTCCGTGTAATGTTCGAAGAATGCTGCAAACCCGTCTTTAGGCGTAATTGTATAGCCGAACATAGAGTAAATATCTTTGTTGTACCAGTACAAGTCTTCCATATCTAACTCACCATCGATATGAACAGAAAACTCATCAGTTTTTGATAACTTGTATCTCTTTGCGTTAATAGATGCCGCGATAAACTTGAAATAATCATCGGGACTTAGTTTTTGTAAATGAATCGGCTCGTCCTTATGTGCAAGAATCATTTCAACTGCTGACCGTTTGCCCTCTTGCTGATATGCGGATACTAGCGTTTTGAACAGTGACACCAACATTCCCCCTCTATTTTTTATCCATGTGACGTATGCTTGACATGGCTTGCCTTATGTAGTAAACTAATGATGTAAGATAATATTGGGTGTATACTTTTAAAAATAAAAAATAAACACCCTCAAATTACAGTATAAACCAAGCCTATTGAAATGTAAATAGGTTTATTTGTGTTTTTAGAAATATTTTTTAATCGTTATATCTCCACTCCCGGAACACTGCCGCAATCCTTTCCGTTACTGAATCGATCAAATCCTTTACAACTTCCTCCGTAACCTTCATCTTACTTGATATTTCATTATCTTCTAGGCGCTCAACGAATTTATACTGGATAGTCCAACGCTCCTGCAGCGATAGGTTCGCTTTCTTTATAGCCGTTCCGAGATCCGCTATCATTTCGGTCAACAAGTAGTCGGTACTTGCTTCGCTATTAATCTCGTGAAACTTGTCCAACACTTTGCGTACACCTGCAGCTTCAACTAACGGATACCTCTCTTCTAATGTACGTTGTGCTTTTTCGCGATCGTATTTACTAACTCCCATTTATACCGCCCTCCCAGTTGCTTTTCTCCATAAAAAAAGAGACGACACATCGCCGTCCCTTTCGATTTCTTCTACCGTCAATCTCGGATTATTAAAACACCATTGGTAGAACTCGATATATTCATTTACTGTTAATCCACATTTATCCGCTAAATGTTTTATAAGACTGTTAAATCTCGGCTTCTTTATTTGTGATTCGATTTCCGGCCGCTTAATCCATTCGAATAAGTTACTCGCATTCTTAGATGAGTTCAAACGCCCAACTAAAGGATAACAGTTCCATTCCGTTGTTCCTCCATGCCCTATCGCTAAAGGTATCGCATGCTCCAAGTGTAAATCGGATTCCTCACCAGTCAAAGCACATCTACCTTTGAATTTTCTACGAAGAATCGTTTCCCATTGTTTTTCCTTTAAATCGGCTAATAACAATTTTTCCCTAGCCCTTCTATTTTGTCTGTTGGTTGATACAGCTTCCGGATTCCTTAACTTCCAATCATTATTTCGCCCATTCTGACAAGTTGTACATTGTGTTTGTAGCCCGTCTTTATGCGTCGAACAAGTACTGTACTCGGACCGGTCGCGCCATTCGTTACAGTCCGGGCATTTCTTTCGAATACACATTCCGTTTTCCCAAACTCTTTCTGCAGGAGGCTTTGGCGTTGGTCCTTTTTTTTCTCCACCATTTTTCACATTTTTCTTATGGTCAATTCTACACTTCTTACATTGGCAATCTTTTCCGCCTAAACCTTGTACTCGAACATGAAAATCTTCTAACAACGTCATTTGACCACAATCAGTACATCGTTTAGCAACAATATCCCCGACTGAATTTATCAGATGTTCTGCCCGTTTACTTCTGGGAACAAGTTTAAGTATTTCTTTACTCTCATCTCCACTTACTCCTACCCACTGACCATCAACTTGATAAAATTTGTCTATTCCAGCCACAAAAAACTCTTTCCTTTCGGTTTAGATTTTGGTATATTAGATTTGATTGACTATTTTTCTGTACGAATGGCACAAAAAAAAAGAACAGCCAAACGGCTGCCTTTCGCCAATCAACGCTATTTAGTTGTCATTTAGCTCCTCTAACCGCTTAACTCTGCGATTGGTTTCGATAAACTCATCGTCAACATCGAACAACGTGGCGATCCTTCTTCGTACTCGATCGGTAACTCTCCGCTCCCCTCGTTCTATCATCGAAAGTGCAGATACGCTAATTGAAAGAACTCTCGCAAATTCCGCTTGCGTCATAGACTTGTCCAGTCTAAGATTCCTAACCATTCTCCCGTCGATTGTTTCCACCACCTTTCACAAAATGATACAAACTACACATATTTGAAAATAAAAAAAGACCCGGTCATTTAGACCGAGCCTGTTGCTTAATTAATCCTCACTTTTATAATAATATGCAAAAATAGGACTTATAAAAATTACTTCTCATATATAAGGGCCACAAAACGGGGTAAAAAGTAAGGGTGTTTTCAAAATAAAGTTTATAATTCTTAACAAAATTACTAAAGCCAATATTTTCTCATAACGTGAGGCCGACTAAACTGTAATAATTGATTACATTGTCTTTCTATAATGTGTGGGTAACTAAAGGGGTTAAAAACAAGGGTTCAACGAAAATATTTTTCTACTCATATAGTAAGGGTAACTAACGCGGTAAAATATCCCATTAATTTTTATATTTTGTTTATAATTCTTAACTAAATTAAAAAGACGCTCTAGATTCGCCAATAATCAAAGCGCCTTAATATCTATCGCACCTGGCCCCGCCAATTAGCCGGTGCATATATTACGTGCGGCTGTTTTCCGAACAGACCCGCCAAAAGTCTTTACAGCCACCGATCATCCCGTGCCACCGTTCATCGGATGTGTATTACCGTAGTTCTGCTTTTCTTATCCGCTCTAATAGCTCGTACAATCTACCGTCAATATGATTACCCCTTCGCTTTTTCATCGAAAGAACTTCATCCAGTATCTCAAATGCGTAATACCCACCTTCGCTAAATACGGTATCGAATACCATCGCTTTTTCCTGAATCGTCAACGGTAGACCACTCATACAGCCTCCTCCTCCACTACCCGGTATAATTCGTATTCCGTTTCATATTGCAGGCGAAATGCCTTTTGATTAAGCGAGATAAACCATTCTTTACCCGGAGTTACCTGTCCCCGTGCTATGTTGAATCGGTGTGTTCCGTCAGCCTCATTCGGAAGAAGTTCGGTAAATGAGTCATGAATATACTCGACAACTTGTCCGAAATCAGTGAATAGATGACCGTCTACGATATAGGCATCTTGCATATTAAGCACCCCTCCGCTTCTGTTGTTCCACGACTGCTGCAGAAAGTACCAGCATCCGTTGTCTCTTACTCCATTTAAGCCAACTTGATACCTTTACCCGCATATCCGGCACCCCTTTTCGATTTCATAAATGTATCCCATAAGAAATTCATTTCAGCGTAATCTACAGCTAGTAATGGTCTGCGACCCATTCTTTTCATTCGACAACCTCCTTTTGATTTATCGCCTGTCGTTAATCAACTGATGATATAAATATATAACGACTGTCGTTAAACGTCAAGTAATATTTACCAATTGTTTATCATATGGTGTATAATGACTATAGAGAGGTGATGACCGGTGTTCAGATTTAAACTTGAGGAATTTTTAGAGGAAAATAAATTAGCAGGATCGGAAGATGAGAAAATCACTAAAAACATGATCGCAAGAGAAGCCAAAGTTAGGCCGAATGTGGTATATGAGATGGCCGAAAATCAAACGAAGCGGATCGAATTGAAAACACTAGACAAGATCATGGCGACCTTATGTGTTTTGACTGGTAGAGAGGTTCGAATCGAGGAGATACTTGAATATACATTGGAAAAATAAGAAGCGCCCCACTGCCTAAAGTAGGACGCTCTTTTTATTTAGCGGAACAGTACGTCAGTGTCCCGCCTTAACTTTTACTCCGTATCGCAGTACCGCTAACCGCTGCGATTCAATTAGCAGAACGGAGGACGCATTCTAGATTGTAATATCGTATTACTGTTAAATCAAGAAGCGAGAAAGCGTCATTCCTCACATATTCCAGAAATCATCTGATTTAACTTCTTTCCCAGTTAGTTTTCTCACAGCTGACAATAGTGCCCTCATAGTTTTTCCAGATGGAGTGTAATCATCAGTACTACACACCCGTGAAATTGTTATTCTACTCACTTTAGAAACCTCTCTAACCCTTTCCTGACCTCCGTAACCTAGATGCTTATCAATATATTTTCCGAATTTACTTCTCCCTTTTCCTAAATTGAACATTTCAGAATCCTCCAAATATGGCGTTTTACAAACATCATGGACAAGACTGCAAACTTTTATTCGAATCTTTTATCAAAAATGATGCAAGTTAGACAAGCGTATCTACATATAGTGAGGTATCAGCAGTAGCCCAACAGTGGTTAAACACTGAAACGGCAATCACTATTAAATCAACACTACTACGGAGGTGTACCAGTTGAGTAAGATCGGCAAGGTTTGCGCTAATTTTGGTTTAGGATCTAAATGGCAGAAGGAGGTATACGAGTGGGCCAAAGAACAAGGTGGCGAAAACGTTTCGGAATGGCTTAAGAGTACGCTACATCACCTTTATCTTAAGTGGAAGGAAGAAAATGTAACGAAGCAAGTGATACGAACTGATTCAGGAGGTATGATGATCCGCAAAGTTAACGGGAATAACCCCGACCCAAACGGACCGGGGAAGTAGCTTAACCTTTATTTAACGATAGCATCGATAATATTAACTACGTAACCAAGCGCCCCACCTATAGCTGCCCCAATTATCCATGGCATTCTAATCAGCTCCTTCTTTTCAATCTATCTTTATTATTTCGCAGGTTACGTCAATTTAGACGTTTGAGAGGAATGATTTATATGGCTAAAACGCAAGTTATCGATTTCAAGGAGTTTCTAAACGGTGAAAATAAAGCTGCAAAAAAGGCGCATACCGATCTAGTTATTAAATCAGCCGGAATAGCTTCGCTTACGATGATACCTTCGAGTACATTCGCTGCGGCAGCAGTGCAGACCGCCAAATCTGCGACTACTTTTAGGGAAATACTCGATACCGCTATGCTGATCGCTGATTATGCTTGTATTGCCGTCATCATTTACGCTGGTGCTAAGTGGATGCTCGGGGATCGAACAGCAGGCATAGCGCAGCTTATATCCGGTTCATTCGGTTATATTATTATCCGTCATGCTCAAGATATTCAAATTTGGCTATCCAGCCTGTAAACGAGGTCATTACTATGATAGGATCGGTTTTTCATATCGCTATTAAGATTGGCGAAAAGGTACGCAGTATTGACGCCATGAGTCCGCTTACTGCTGAGAATGTTCAATTTATCGCTGACATTACGAAGGAAATTCTGAAGGAGGTTATACGGCCGTGA